ATACCTCGGTCATCGTCGGCACAACGAACGTCGAATCAACACCCGACAGCGATAACTTGATGCCGCGTGCCACGATGTCGATATTTTCGTCGATGATGTCAACGCCAGCGAATTGACCCGCGCCGAGATAGTCGTTACCGCCAAACGATAACGTGCCGGAGCCATCGTGTACCCGTACCATGCCAGACGCAAAGTCAAGATCGGCTAGCACGACAACGGTTACGGCTAGTTTGTCGGCCTCTGTCTCGTTAGTGGCAGAGACGAAACGACTCATGTGATGTCCTCGATAAAGGACAGCGTGACATCGGAGATGATACCGGGCCGAGTACCCATAGACGTTGATTCATCTGCCACGATGAACCGGCCCATTGGCGAGCGAAAGATCACTGGCGCATTGTTGGCCGGAGACGTTCGCAGCGTAGGCTCGAACATCAGAAAGCCGTTCCCAGATGAGTCGGAATTGAGGTCAGCGGTCATGCGCTTCAGTTCGCCATTGACCTCAAACCAGTCGCCAGCCTTTGCAAGCCCGTTGGTCGATGTCGGCAGGCCGTCGATGATAAGCGTGCCGCCTGTCTGCGATGCGCCATTGACTAGCGCACAGCGAGCCGAGGATACCCACGAGAGAAACTGGAAGTCGCCCGCAGCGCGTCCCGAAATGTAGTCATAGAAGGACAGATGCGTGCTGGTTCCAGATGCCGTGAAACTGTCCACATACATTCCGGCCGACGTGCGCGTTGCACCGTTTAGAACATCTGTCGCACCTTGCGACGTACCAGCCTCCATTGAGGCTCGAGCGTTGCCCTTACCAGCGGCCAAGAGCATCCGTATCGCGTAAGGAGCACTCGCAACAGTAGTAGCGGCAGACTGATAAACATAACGGTCGCCAGTAACGCCAGTGCGAGTGAGGCGCAAACCAAGATGGCTATCAGCTGAAAGGACGAGTTCAGCATTGCTGGAACTGAATGCATTTGTATTTGTAACTGCTGCATTATTGGTCAGTAACTCTGGGCAGGAGAAAGAACCGGAGAGGGTATAGGCGGGATCGGTAAGCCATACGCGATTGGCACGGCCTCGCAGGATAGCGATCAGCGACATCAGTCGTCGTCGCTTCTGATCCGACACGCTGCGAAAGGTCATCCGCACGCCCCAGCGAGTGCCGGGACGCGACACGGTACGCACTGCGCCAGAGAGCGGCGATGCGAACACTGCCGTGCTGTCGAACAGGCTCCACTCTACATCCGACGCAACAAGGTCGGGCGGCAATACATAGTCTGTCATCGGCCTATCCCATAGCGTCTGTCAAGTTCGTCGAATATGCGCCGATTGTTCTCCGCGAGGATACCCGGCAGCGCATCTTGTAGATCAGCACTCGCACCGCGAGCGTCGATATTGTAAACCGGCGAGACGGTAACGCCGCCCATTTTGTTATTCGGCACGATGTTGCCCGAGGTGCCTGGCACGAACATCTCGGGCCCGCGCTCGCCGACCAGATACGGTGTGCCAGCAGAGACCGAGCCGCCCATTGCCCTCGTGTTACCAGCAGGAATGAGCGCACCGGCCAAGGCTCCAAGGAATCCGCCTTTACCAACGAACCCTCCGAACAGCGATTGCAAGATGGTCGCTGCTGCGGCCTCTGCAATCATGCGGCGGATCACGTTTAGGAAGCCGGAGAGCATACCCTTCAGTCCGTTCTTGAACGGATCAAAAAGAAAGTCGGCGAAAGATTGCTGCATCTGTCTTGCCGCTTCTTGAGCAAAAACCGTGAGTTGAGAAACGCTTTCTTCGACGTTATCAAAGATGGTCTCCCCTAACTCGCCGCCTCGCTCTAACTCTTCGGCAAACTTATCGCGCAGATCAATAAGCCCCTGTTCGATATCGTTCTCAATCTCGGTGATGTATTTTCCTGCATCGTCTACGCCATACAAAGATCGCAATGCGTTCGGGATTCCATCACCTTTTCCACCCTTCACAGCCTTTGGCGCGGCAGTTGATACCGCGGCGGCACTAGTTGCTGCTGCGCCACCAGCGCCAACAGAGCCACGGACCATGTCTGCTACCAGTGCAGCAGATCCGCCAATGCCGCCGCCCATAACGCTAGACAAAAACTTTAGAATCGTGTCCGGGCTTTTTAGAAAACTGGATCGACTGATTGCAGAAATGTTTTCAATTACTCTTGCAGTGACCTCTACAACTTTAGAAAACCCTGTTATCAGAGCACTAGTGAAAGTGTTGACTGCGGAGACAATGGTCGGGTCTTTTAATGCGGTATTAAGCCGGTCGATTGCCTTTCTGCCTTCTTCAGTTCCTTGCGCGGCCTTTGTTATCTTTTCGAATGCGCTGACAAGCAAAGAGCCTGTAAAGAAACCGAAGGCGAGATTCACAGCGCGGGAGGTTACTTTTGCCGTCCGCTCCAAGGTTTTCATTCCCTTGAGTGCGGAGTTAATCGCAACTTGCGTGCGGTCAACCGCTGTGAGGACTACTTGTGCTTGCGCCATGATTTCTCCTGCTCTTCCGCTTCCAACTTACAGGCCGCGAGAAGATGGTAGAAGTCGCTCTCTGTCATCTCAAAAACTTGCTCGGGGAGGACGTGCAGCCGTAGCGCGAGAGCATAAATCGCTCGGAGATGCCCGTCCTCTATTAGTTTTTTTCTGCGTCCTCAATGCTTGGAACTGGGGTGTTCATGGCCGACACGATCTCCGCGATAACCTCGGGATCGTAATCGTTCATCAACTCCATGCGCTCGGCTTTGCTGAACAGACGCTTGCCCTCGATATCCCTAGCGCGAACGATCAGCGTGATCGCCATCGCCTCTAGGTCTAGCACGGTTTCGTCGCCTTTCTGCTTTGCCAGCATAAAGATTTCACGACGCTCGGCGAGCGTCATGTCCGGCCAGAAAAACACAGTCGTTTTCCAAGCCGGCACAGGTATCGCAACGAGCGTCTCCGGCCTGCGCCGTTCAGCGAATTGCGATTTCGCCTGTTCTTTCCAGTTCATAAGTCCTCGCTATATCAAGAGGTGGCAGCAGTCAGAGCACCGTTGCCGATGAAGTTGAAGGTTACTTCCGTGATCGCACCACGCTGCACATTGCGTGTGATCTCGGTCACGAGAGCGTTTCCGCTGTAGCGCGTATCGCCACTGTCCACGCCCTCTGGCGCGAGCACGAGCGAGACGTTAGCACCAGGAGCCAGAGCGATCTGGCCAGTGGTGTCCGTCTCGTCCCAGAATGCCGTCACAGAGCCGTTCCACGAGGTGATCGCGGTCACGTTGTAGGTCTTTGCCGTATCCGAGAGGGTGGTGTCCTCGGCGTACTCCGCCGTCGCGGTGAACGAGAAACCCGTCACCTCGGCGACAGTGTTTGCGCCAACCCGAACCACGCCTTCCGAGCCATGATGATTTGCCATGTTTTATCTCCTTACGAAATGATAGTCCCTGCGTCTGTCTCCGCAGTCCGGTAAGACACACGGAACTGCATTCTCGCCGACCCTATTGGCGCATCGCCGCTAAAGTCTAGCGTCACTTGCGTGTCGCTTAACACGCAATCCTTTACCACGCCGCCGAGCGTATTGTTCGCTCCGATGGCGTTCTCGACTGCCTCGCACAATCGGTCGAGGCGGTCGTCTAAATAGTCAGAGTCTCGCGCCACGCATTCGACGACAAGATTTAATTCTCGCTCGAACTTGCGCGGGTATGTCAGCGTGGTCTGCGGGATAGCCTCGGCATTGGTGTAGACCAGTGCCATTGATACTGTGTCGGCAGGGATCGGATAGACCCGCGACTTTGACACCGTATCGGCGACCGCTGCGGTTTGCAGTACCGAGACCACGGCATTGCGTACTTGTGTGCGTGCGTGTGCCATCAGTTGCTCACCTCAAGCAAGATGAAGCCGCCGTTCTCCAGCAGCATATTGGAGCCGTCTTGCAGCAGCAGATTGTTAACCGTTGCGATTTCCAACTCGGTCATGTATTCCAGATGCAGCACGGTCATACCCGTGCCGTCTGCGCGAAAGTTCCGAACCGTGTAGTTCCGGCAGTCGATAATCACGAAATCGCCGACCACCGGCTTGCACGGCAGCGTTGCCGTAGGAATGGTCAAGATCGGCGTGCTGCTTGCGAATTCGACCTCGACAACATCCACGCCTTGATAGTTGTTGTCGAATATGCCGACAATCGGAAACCGCGTTTTGCGGTTTTGGTACACAGCAGATGTGCCCCAATCCGTCGAGGCCACCATCGACAGTCGATCGAATGCGCTCTCGAAACTCATGGCGCAGACAAGCCCGTTGTGATTTCGAGCACGAGCACAGTCATGCCTGTGCCATCTGCTCGGAAATTGCGGACGTTGTAGACCTCTTCGTTGTAGTAAACCTTATCGCCTTGCAGCGGCTCAAAGGGCAGTGCAGAGGTTGGCAGCGTGATCTGCGGCTGATCGCTGGCGAACTCGGGATCGGCGACATTCACGCCTTGATAGTCGCTGTCGAATATGCCGCGCATGGTATAGCGCGTGCCTTGATTCTTGTAGATAAAGGTCACCGCTGCATCCGATACAAATGCCGAGCGGTCGAATGCGCTTTCAACTGGCATACGTCACGCTCCACATTTCGCTGGTTGAGGTCGGCCCGATCAATCGCACCGTCCCGCTAAAGGTCTCGCTGAATAGCCGATGCCACTCCGGGTATGGTCGCGCCGAAGGGTGTAGGTTCACCCCGTCCCACCATGTGGGATAGTCGGCTGCGGCAATGATGATCGTCCCACGGCAGACGCGCTCGAGTTCTCGCAGCCCCGGCACGATGTCCGGTTCCAGAATGTGCTCGATTACGTCGATGCAAGTCACTACGTCGAACGACTTGTCGTCAAAAGGTAGGCTCGTGATGGTGGCGTTTTGCACATTGCCGCCACACAGTTCCGGCACAGCCTCCGTGCCTATAACGGGATTAAAGCCCATTACAGCGGCCTCGCGGATCAACTCACCCCTGCCACAGGATACGTCCAGAAAAGCCCCCTTATAGGCTCTCAATGCGGCACGGACAGGGTGCAGTCTATCGTCGGCCATCGCATAGTGCGGATACCGGCTATAGACGTCGCGGTACTTTTCAATCTCCTTTGCGCGGTCGTCCACGTTTCGGCTGCTCTGGCTGGAAGAAAGACGGGCGGCTGTACTCGACCGCCATGCCACGGCCCACAAGCCACTTTCCGAAGGTCGGGTCTACTTCGACCACCCGGCCACGTTCAAGCGTTTGCCCGTTGTAAAGACGGGAGCGGATCATTTCGACCTTCATAATCCTTGAAATACCTGTGTTAGACAGCCAGAAACCACTCGTACTCGTTCGGGTTCTTTCATGTAGTCCCGAACCTTGATCCATGCTTGCACGTTGGAGATACCCTCCTCGACGCGCAGATCGCCCAGCTTGCTGTGCCAGTACCGCCGGTTGCTCATGTAGTTGTCGCAGCCGCAGATGTATATCTGGTCGAAGCCCATAAATCCAGCGATCCACGTTGCCGTGCCGCCGGAGAATCCGAAGTCGGGACAGATGCCCGACCAAATATCGCACGCATCCTTGTGGTGCGAAATCACTGGCGCATGATCTTTCAACAACGGCCAGAGTTCTTTGTCTTGGTAAACAATGTAATCAAGAGAGAGCAGGAGAGCGTGCTGATTGACTCCAACCAACACGCCCCCCTGCAATAACAGTGGCTGCACCGCCTTGATGTCTTCCACCAAGGACGGGCCACCACCGAGGACAGCGCAACGCTGCCCACGATGGCGACCCTCCAATGCGGCTAGATCAATCACTCTTAGGTCGTGACGATCTCGTTGCACTCGGCGAACGACTCGGGGTGCCGCACGGCGAAGTCGCAATCGTGGAACGCCACGACGCGCACCGTACCGGCATTCGAGCCGCTGTACTGATCGACGAGGATGTCGATACCCGACCACTGGCCGATGAGCAGATCGCTCCACACACCAAACAGCATGGCCGAGAGGCTGGAACCCGAACCCTTCGTGAGGTTCGAGGGAACCTGCTGCGAAACGTAGATCGGGTAGCCGTACAGGTTCGCCATATCCGGGCCGAGGATGAAGTTGCCTTCCACGCCGCTCGACTGACGAGCCGTCGTGGAGAGTTTCGCCTTCACCTGTCCGTTAGTGAGGAACGCCGCAGAGCCGGTCAACGCGTTGTCCGTCTCCACTTCCTTCACGAGGTTCACCACCATCGCCCAAGTCGGCGCAGCACCGTTCGTGCCGAGCGTCACCGAGCCAATGCCCGACGTGTTGAGCACGCCGGTCGGCTTGTTGCTGCCCGAGCCAGCGACCGCAGCACCGTCCATCGCCACGGCAATCGAGGTAGCCAAGTCATTGCGGACGAGGTTCTCGATGTCGAGCGACGACTGGAGCATCAAGCGGCGGCTGATGTCAACGTAGGCACCGAGGGTCTTCGGCGACATCGTGACTTGATCGAACGCCGGAGCGTTGGTGCTCTCCGTCGGTGCGCTGTTCTCGGCGACCCAGTAGGCCGAAGAAGCCGAGGTCTTGCGCGGGATGGCAACGTTACCGTTGAGGCCCGTGAGGAACTGCGCGCCAAGGGTGTTGAGCACCATCTTGTTACGCAGCACATCAATGAACGACGCAGCCAGCAGATCGGTCGCAACGAGGTTGCCCGCCTTCGCCGTGCCAGAGGCCGTTGAGGTGGTCAGATCGCGCTTCCCGTAGAGCACATCGACCGGAATCAAGAGACCGCGCGAGGTGCGGCCTTCCTTCTTCGCGGCGGCTTCGGACACTTCGAACTCGAAAGCCGCGTCTTCTTGGGCACGACGATCCTGCGGGTTCGACAGAGCCTTGATCGCACGGACAAACGAGAACGAGCGCACTTCCTTATCGGAGAGGCCGACCTCGTGGTCAACGTTCAGCGGCTTGGAGGCCACCTTGTCGAGCAACGCGCCACGGAACTGCTCGATCGAGGCTCCGTCACGAATCGCCGACTCGCCGAACTCGCGCTGATTGTGACGCGAGGCCAGATCCATAATCGCCGAAACGCGGGCGCGTTCGGCCTTTGCTGCATCCTCACGGACGCTGTTGATTTCGTCAGACATTTTTGTCTCCTTGACAATGATTTTAGGTTCGGCAACCGGCGCAGTGTTGATCGCACGACCAACGCCGACGCTGGTATCTGCCGGTATAGATACGATACTAATTTCGAGCGGCATCCAACTGACTGCGCGGAAAACCTCCCGGTCTCCTTGCTTTCCGTCCGATACCATCTCGCTGATAACGTAACCGACAGACACGTTTGACCGTATTCCATCCTTTACGTCCTGCCAGATTTCCTCGGCTCGCGCACTTTTCCCAAAGCGCACGACAGCCCGCGCCACGCGGTCTGCTCCGAGGCTGATCTGCTCCACGACGCCGACTTGATCGGCCATCTCGTGATCCACAAGCAGCGGCGCACGGCCACTGCCAATAAACTCCATGTCGATTGAGCCGGGCGAGTGATCGAGTATTTCCATTCCCCAGCCACGGTCGACCGCCATCTCGCTCGAGAAAGCCAACGTCGCACGACGCTGGTCTTCCATGATGGACGCACGCTCAAAGATCGCCGAGCGGAATACACGCTCGGTCGGCCCCTTGCGCTTGGCAGGGCCAGCGTAGTCCTCTTCATACGGCTCATTGCCGTACATATCCTTGGGACGCTCGCCCTCGGCGAAGATTTCCTCGCCATCCTCGGCGGCTTCTTCCAGCGCCTCGATAGCCTCGTCCGCTTCCTCGCTTTCGTCCATGTCGTACTCCGACTTGGCGAATGTCACGGTAACGGTTGCCTCGTCCTCGACGACAGCGACGACGTGCCTTGTTTCTACCTTGTCCATATTTCGTCCCTCATCTTCGCGATCCAGTTCCGCGCTTTTTCGATTAGCCCAACTCTGGCCGGGGTCTCCGCCCCAGAGTGCCCACGCGATACGCCCTGCGGACGGGTAGCCCTCTTCGCCCGGACGGAAGCCCTCGGCTTCTTTGTCGATTTCGTGTCTTGCAAAGTAACTCACCATCCTTCGGATCGTTTCGGGCGAAAGATTCGCTCGATTCTTAATGTCCCGAGCACGAGCCACGCCGACCTCTGTGCCGCCGCGTCCGAACTCTTCGCGCCACTCTAATCCGCGAGCGGCCTCTGCTGCCATTGCCTCTGTGGGCTTTGTGTCGACAGCCATTACTCAAGCCTCAAGAACGATTCCGCCGTCGTCGTCAATGTTAAGGCTACCACACGAACCGTGCCGTCGCTGCCTTTGACCTTGATCGTGAGCGTGGAATTGTCCGTCAACTCAAACACCATGTCGCCGTTGCTGCTCGGCGTGGCCGACGCTGCGGGTTGAATGGTCACCGCATTGGAGTTTTGCGTCGACATTGTGCCGAGGCCACTGACTGCGGTGTTTGCAATCGAGATGGCCGTGTTCGATGCGGCAGTCAGCCGACCCTGTGCGTCTACGGTGAATGTCCCAACTTGGGAGGCCGAACCGTAGGACGCTGCCGTCACTGCAGTATTGGCGAGCGAGATGGTGCGATTCGCAGACAGATCGCCGCCGCCGCTCAATCCCGTGCCAGCCGAGATGGTCGTGGCGGAGGCCGCAGCACCGAGAGCGGTCAAAGCTGCGCCCGCTGTGGTCGATCCTGTGCCGCCGTTCGCAACGGCCAGCGTACCGGCCAGCGTAATGGTGCCGCTGCTTGTGATCGGGCCACCGGATGTGGTCAGCCCAGTCGTGCCGCCAGAGACACCAATGCTCGTGACCGTGCCCACGCCGCCAGCCGAGATCCACTCGACATCCGTGCCGCCGATGTTGACGGCCAGCACCTTGCCCGCGTTGCTGGTGTAAGTCGGCAACAGGTTCGTGCGTGCGCCCGAGGCCGACGATGCGCCTGTTCCGCCATCAGCCACGGCCAGATCGGTAATGCCGGAAACGCTACCGCCGGAGATGCTGACGCTGTTGGCATTCTGGGTAGACATGGTGCCCAGACCAGAAACCGCCGTGTTAGCAATCGAGATCGACGTATTGCTCGCAGCGGTGAGTCTGCCCTGAGCGTCTACCGTGAAGGTCGCAACCTGTGATGCAGAGCCATACGAGGCCGCTGTGACCGCGGTATTTGCGAGGCTGATGGTTCTATTGGCCGAGAGGTCTCCGCCGCCAGAAAGCCCTGTCCCTGCGCTTACGGTGCGCCCTGTCGGTACGCCGCCCAGGTTAGAGAGCGCGGTCGATGCGTCCGAGGCTCCGGTGCCACCGTCTGCGATGGCAAGGTCGGTAATCCCAGAGACCGAGCCGCCGCTGATCGTCACGTTATTGGCATTCTGCGT